TAAACCATATGGTCCTGTGGTGCTGGCCGGTGATTCAATTATATAGTCAAACGCTTGTCTATGATGTTCTTGTATAAGCGTATTTGTGTTAGGGTCAACAATTACTGCAAATGATCGAACACGTTGTGTTGCTTTTATATTTAGTGCTTGTAGATAAGCGAGTTCGAGGTAATTTACCTCGTTGGTATTAGCAGCTATAGTCAAAAATCCTTGTTGTTCTTTATGATTCATAAATTATCAACCAATAATTGAAAATCTTTGCTTTGTAAGTAAGCTTTACTCATAATATGAATATTTGTACGTGGTATTACGTAACTACGATTTTCATCTTTAATAATTAATTGCAAGCCATGAATACTAATTGATTTAATAACTTGATCTACTGTCAACATGTTACCAGGAATAGACTGTTCACATTTTGTATAACCATTTAAAATATAATCTGCTATAGCAAAAGCGTAATCATTTCTATAATTGCGTTCAACTATATTAAAAAGATTACGATAGTATTCGTAGTTGTCTTGCACTCTACTTACCAAATGAAAAAATAATTTTGAGCGAAATGTTTTTCTAAAAGCAAATACAGTTGCCCAAACAAAAGGTAGACTATTTGGGCCCATAGCAGAGGGCCACTCTTGAGTAAGTGCATAACTATTTCTTTGTAACAAATAATCCCATGACGTGTCAAAAATCGTATTTAAATTATTGTCCAATATTAAATAATCAGCATCGATAACTAAAGTTTCGTCATAAGGACTAAGTTCATATACAGAGTGTCTATCAAAATTATTCCATTGTACAAATTGTTCTGTATCAATGTCAAATCTTTGGTTCCCGGCACTCGCTTGCGGACTCAAAATTGTGTACGGAAGATTAAGAGTTTGACTGGCTATTTTTAACGTCCGTGTGGCAATCTCAACATAATTCGTAGTTTCTGTATTAACAGCGAATGCTACTATACCTCTAGATTTTTCTGATTTTTCTAAGTTCTTCGTATTCATTATGCCACCGATTCATTACCAATTGGTAGTGTTGCTGCGCTGTTAATAAAAATGCTTGTTTATCAATTTTAATAGGATTTTGATACACGTCTTCTAAATATATTTCATCGTCCGGCCATGTTTTTACAAATGCATAAAGTTCAGGAGTAATTTTAAACATACCTCCGTTGTGAGTCATGTGTAAATCAGTTTGAATTTTTTCTCGTAGCACTTTTTTATTAATTTGAAAATCCGTGGCTAGTCGAATCTCATTCACTAAGTTATCTATATTGGTCATGTGTATAAATGTAGAAACTGGTTAGTGTACACATTGTACACTAACCAGTAGTAAAATGTAAAGACTTTTAAGAACCTTGTCTGGTTACAGTCACGGCACCCCAGGTATTGGAAAGATTATTATCTTCTGGATAAGAAACGTCAACTGTTACTGTAGGAGTTAAACTTAGATCATCATCAAAACTCAAACCACCTGCGTTAGCGCCTGATGAAGAATTAATTGTTGCCCAAAAACTTAAAATGTCACCATTGTCATTGAACTGTCCACGTGTGCCATTTGTTCTTACTGTAATCGTGCCCGTATCAGTGGTATAACTTGATGTTGTGCTGGTAATACTAACCACCGTAGTGTTGGCTACAGTTAAGTTATAATATCCAACAGTGGTTAAATTTGTATTTAAAGTTCCACTACTCCCTGTTCTTCCGCCATTGGTGTTTGCTCCAAAGAGTGCAATGCCACCAAGGTTATTTACAACTGCTAGTGCTGCAACAGATCTTGCACTAGCACCCGAAGTAGCTGTGATGTTAAATTTTAATTGTCCGCCAGAATTAAAAAAGAATCTAGCCTTGTCTGGACTTTCGAATGCAACGTTTGCACCAAAAGATCTAGTAAGTGTAGCAGAGGTTGTTGCAGATGTCCAGGCAGAGTAAGCAGTCAATGAGTTATGATTAGCTATCACAGCAGAATTAGTTGCAAACAAAAGTCTGTCTTGATTAATTCTTGTAATTGCAGTAGGCACACCGCCCGAAAATCCAATTAACTGTCCGGCTGTATTTGCAGTTAGTCCCGAACTTGTATTTCTAATATGTAAATTAGCACTATTAATTCTGTTGACTAAAGTTGCCCATTGAGTAGCTGTTACTGTTGATGATACTGATACATTGCTAATAGGAGTTTGTCCATATCCTCTACTATTAGCACCCCAGGCCCATGCCGCATGTAATGTGTTTGGGTTAACGCTAGTATTTGCACCAATTAAATTATTATAATCAGTCGCCTCAATTAAATTACCTTGAGCATAACTCATATTTGTTTCCTTCTTTAACTATTGAATTTTACAATTGCTTCAATGATGCCTTCTTTGTCATCATTTTTATTTTCAAGGCTTCTTCCGATAACATTCCACGGAGTTATTTCGCTTTTTTTCCCAGCTCTAGCCAAACCTTTTCCTGCACTTACTAAACGATCGCCTTTGTTAACTTTGCCTATTACTCTAACAGGCACTCTACCATTGACTGCCACCGGCGGATGAGTAGAGTTATCCCCGGCACTTCCGTTCATTAAAAATGCTGCTTTTGTACTTATCACCCCAAACACACTATCACACAATTCATCATCGGCAGAAGTTATTTCTTTTTCTCCGCCTAACGATACAACTGTTCCTGCTTCGTATGGCTTATCTGCTTCAAATCGTTCTGCTAAGTCAGCATATTGTGCCTGTACTGATCTTCCAAAAAAGGTGTTGAACCACATACCATTACTTCCTAAATTTACTGTTACATTAGAAGTAGGTAAAATTGTGCTCGAAACATAAATTGTAGAAACATTAGACAAAGTACTAAACGTGTTTGCAGCATACACGTTGCCAATTAACATACTTTGTGTGAACACGTTACTCCATCTGTTTGTAACATTACCTAAAGTATAAGTTACATTAGCTGAAGGATTTAGACTTCCAGCAAAGGTGGTAATTCCAGTACCTCCACCTAGCACAGTATCAACATAGGTTTTAGTTGCTAATGATAAGCCCGGCGATGTAGATGTTGGGCTACTATACGCTTCAGGTAAACCAGTTAAGTAATTTCCTTTAAAAAATGAAGTTTGTACCCCGCCTGTTTTGAGGCTTAAAATCAAATCTTTATTATTTGATGCATTTCTTAAAATTGCATCGCCACTGCTGATTCTCGCTTCAAATCCGGTTGTACCTGAACCTGCAGCAGCGCCAGCACCTAATGCCAAGCCGTTATCATTTGTTAATGTTAAAGATCCATTGACAGTCCCAGAAGCATCGCTTCTTAGAAAACTTGATCCGGGAATAGCCACTCCATTTACATATAATTGATTAGCTACATCAGCATTACCATAAAAAGCTTGAGGTATTGCTGTGCTAAAATTAAGACCGCGATTAATTGTAAGAAATCCTGGCTCACTTGTTTGAAATGATGCCTCTTTACTCCAGATTCCTACTAGAATGTTGTCGATATAAAACTTTAGAACGACGTAAGTTGCAGAAGGCGATGTTGCTGTAATAGTGTCTGGAATTGCACCAGAATTACCTGTTGCTATTGATGCCGCAGGTCCAATCGTGGTCCATGAAGCACCTGTCCAAACTTTAAGCTGTCCTGTAATTGTGTCAAACCATTGTTCTCCTGGCACCGGAGTGGTTGTAAAACTAGAAGCATACGTCATTGTAGCAATAGTTTTCCACACTGCATTAACAGTACCTTTAACGCTGGCGGTATTGATATTTAGATATTTTGAAGTTGAATTCCACCACAACTGTCCTGGCAATGGAGCGGACGGTTGCGACGAATTGCTAAAATTTTCCATAATACGTACCATATTCTGATTTAAAAATATGCCGTATCCAGGATAGTTTTTGCCAACTAAAGTTAAACTGCTATTTGCGGTATCAATGGTACCATCCGGAAGTCCACCAGAAATTAAAGCAGAACCGTTAGTTAGTGTTATGTTATATGACATTTGAAAAATTCTCCAACTTTTATATTTATGTTATTATTTTTAACGCAGAAATCATAATATCTTAAACTCTGCCAACTGCAATTTGTATTATTCCAATATCGTTGTTATTTTTTTCTTCAATAGCTTTGCCAATGATAGTTCCAATTTGAGGATTAGATGCTTTTTTAGCATGTCCATCAATATCGCTTGTTGTTAGCAAGTCGCCTTTTTGAATTTCACCTACAACCTTGCAAGGAACTCTTCCAACTAAAGCAACACAAACTTTTATTCCTTGTTGCTGGCTATTCATTGTGTAAGCTGGGTTGGTAGTGACTACTCCCACTACTCTAGTATCATTTTCATATGTAGAGCTAGTAACTTCTTTTGCACCACCAAAAACAACTACAGTCCCCGGTTCATAATCCATGTCGCCTTCGTAATATTCAGCCAAATCAGCGTAAGTAGCCTCGATATTAGCTTCAAACCCTAAATTCCATTGTCCTAATATTGTAACAGGTGTATTGGCAGTATTAGAGCCTTGTGCGCTTAAAATTGTAATGCCACCGGGGGTTTTTAGGTTAATAGCGACGTTTCCAGTTCCTGAATTATTTAGAGCTACATTAGAATTAATTCGTAGTTCATTGGTGTTGACACTGCCTGTGCCCGAAACTATACCATTTACAGTAGCATTTAGAGCTTGCAAACTTAGATTTGAATAAGTTTGATAAGCACCTAAATTGGCATTAATTGAATCAATATTTGTAGTTATATTAGTAAATTTACTATTTGCGTAGGTTTGAAAAGATCCTAAATTAGCATTTATAGAATCTATATCAGCCGTTCTTAGAGATAAATTTGCTAATACTACATTGTTTAGAGAATCTACATAAATTTTTGTAGGAATGCCTAAACTACTTACTGCGTTTCCATTGACCTCAGGAAGGCCCGTGACGCCATTAAAATTTATAATTCTGGTGCTAGTACCATTGACGTTAGAGAAAAAGCTTACATTGCCAAAATTGAATGAATTAGTAAATTGAACATTTCCGCCTACTTCTTTTATAGAAAACCCAGCGCCACCTAGTTCTAAATTTCCGCCGATATCAACATTACTACTAATCACACTTCCAATTGGAATCCAAGTGTTGGCTATAGAATAAATTTTTAGACTAGTATTTCCTTTATCAAAATAAAGTTGTCCGGTAATAGGAAAAGCAGGTTCAATATTACTACTAAAATTTTCTAAAAGATGAACAAAATTTTCATTGGTTTCATCTCCGTAATTAGTAGCTAATCTCCCAAAAAGTGTTAAACTAGTTGATGTAGTATCTTTAGTTCCATCTAATACTGTAATAATACTTCCATCTGATTTGCTAACATAATATGGCATAGCTTTATCCTATACTACTTAAATTCGTGAGAGTTTGTATTCTAACGGTATAATCAATTTGAATAAGCCTATTAAGACTTTTTTGAACAGGATGGAAAATTACATGAGTCAATAACTTACCAGTAGTTGTTAATCCAGAAGTGCCATCAGTACTTCTTGCTTTTAATCCAAGTTCATCAAAAGTATATGTATCTTCTAAATTAGTACTGTTATCAAAAGAACTTTGTCCAACTGGTTCTCCGTAGTCTATTAGACAACTTATAACTATATCAGTATATACTCGTCCTGGTACGTGTCTTATTTCGATTTTATTTCTAGTTGGATCAGAATTTAAAGCACTGGTGTTATCAATAATTTTAGCAAATGTAGGGTTATACAAATTGCTGTTACTAGTATTAACATTAGGTGGTAAGTAATTGATTATTCCTGTTGGGTCCACGCTAGTGCCACCATTTCCAAAATGCATTTCATAAATGTAACTTTGCCCCTTGTTGGCTAGTGTATATGCAATAGCTTCGCTGATATTTTCGTAATGTATTGCATTACGTTTATCTATAAAAACTTCGCCACTCTCTGGATCAAAGATTTTAATGTGCCCTTGGACGTTTATTCCGCCAACTTCGTTGGGCTCTGTATCTTCACTTACAAAATTAAGTTCCAAATCTTCCATATTTTTATCCATATTACTATTTAGTTGGTCTTTTATCATGGTACGTAACTAGGCTCCGCTCTTATAAATTGTGCTCCTTGTGTGGTGCTATTTTGTAAAGTAGTGCTAAATTGTTCCCATATATTACTGCGTAATAATTTAACTCCCGAAACAATTACATTACCGTTTGCGTTTATTGCTCCTAACACAGAGGTGTTGATAACATTTGCAGTTAATGAACTAACCCCGCTAGTTGTACTTACTAGATTAATTCTAGTTCCAATATTAGAAGCGGATACAAATGCACCTGTAACATAATCAACTGCTACTATATTACCACTTACAACGTCTTGTAAAACACGAACATTGGCAGTATTTCCTATAAATTGTGTGATATAATCTCCTACATTCGCCGTAATGTTCGAACTTAAGATAAGTTTAAACGTGACATTGGCAGTTGTAGTCACATTACCTGTTACAGGTACCGAAGTAAATATCTGAGAATTTGGAATTAGTTGTGATTGACTACTGTCGGACACAAGATTTCCTAATACAATAATGTTAGCAATTCCAGTACCATCTACACCTCTACGAATTTGTCTTAAAGAGTTCAATGTTATTAACGTTAAATTAGCTGTGTTTACATACACGTTGGCATTGGCATAGACATTCCCAGAAGTCAAGTATACATTTCCATCTAGTGATATTAATGTATTGATAGCAATGTTTGTATTTGAACTCCAAGGTATAGCTGTTGCCATTTTTGCGCTGTCGTATTTTTGATAGTAATGTATTTTTTCACCATTGATAAAAACAACACCTGGATTTCCAAGTTCCGGGCTAGGTGTAGGTAATACTGCTGCATCGGCAATTAATATTTCGTTATCTGTTAATGATAAGTTAGCTGAAAGTGTAGTTGTTGAATTTGAACTGATTCTTGTATAAACTACATTTGCACTCATTGGTTGGAAAACTCTAAATCCATATGTTGCTGTATTTCCTACGGTGTTGCTGAAAACTCTCATTTCCAAGGCATCATATAATCTGCCTGGTATGAGTTCTTCTGGTGCATGACTCGAATATAGATCAACGTAAGCACCACCTACAATGTTAATATCTTGTGGCCTAGTGCCTAGTTCTGTATCAAGGTAAGTGCTATAGATATTAGAATCAATTATTGAATTTGTATCAATGTAGGTTATTGTTGTGTTGACATTCCCTCCAATATAAACATTTCCAATATTTGCATTTGTAATTACACCATTGATGCTAATAACATTCGCAGATTCAGTAAACGCTGGAATAGTATAGATTATGTCTAAGGTTCTAGAATTAGTAACTGATTGTAAAACATAAGCATTAGCTAAAGTATTCGCCTGTGTAACATAATCACCTGCGTTTGCAGTTATTGCATCCCCTAAGGTTAATCTGTAGGTTGTTTCAATTGGCTCGCCTGTCAATATCATTGCATCACGTTCAATACCTACAATGCTGAAAAATCCGTTATTTTGGAAAGAGAACGGTACATTTGCTTCTATTTTAATAGTCTTGTTTAGTTCAAAACCAAGTTTAACGAAATCAACTACAGCAATATTACCACTGTTTATTGTTAAACCTTCGTAGTTAAAGGAAATTATATTACTAGTTAAAGTAAACGTATTTGCTCTAAAATCTGGACCTATAACTGATGTTCCGGGATATTCTAATCCATAAACCAATTCATTTAAATTTTTCCCTGTCATACCAACTGTTGGTTGATAGTAAGAAACTATTCGATCGATTGCGTTTAAAAGAACATTACCACTATCAATTTGGCTAAATCTTGTAAAATCAAAAATTGCTTCTGTTGTTACGTTTGCATTAGTGGCTAGATAAGCTTGATTATTGTAAACAACAATATTGCCAGATGTAATGTATACGTTACCACTATCAGTTGTTGTGTTTCCAGCTACTACAATCGTATTTGCATAAGCGGTGTTTGGTTGCCATGTAATTAAATTGCTTGTATATGCTATTCTATCTAATTTAATTGTAGTGTCTATGCTTCTAATTAAATTGTAACTTAAATTAGCTTGTACAGAATAAAATTCATTTTTCAAAATAGGATACGCAGTTGCTCCTACGCCGTCGCCATTTATAAAAACATTAGGTGTTGAAGTATATCCTAAACCTGGATTGATAACAGTTATTCCCTGCACTCGTCCGTTTCCAAAAAGTGTTGTAACAGCAGTAGCTCCAGATCCGCCGCCGCCGGTGATCTCTACGTTAGGAGGCAGCAAATAATTAACACCAATGTTTCCTAAGATAAAATCAACAACTTTAAATTTATAATTATTTGCATAATCAGAATACAAGTCAGACGAAAATAATTCAGAATCTGATAAAAGATTTATATCAGGGCTTCTAAAAGAACTATAACGAGAATCATATGCACTTGGAACATCAAAATCAGTCCAATCACCATCTGCATAATCTTCTTTAAAATAACTAGGAACATATTCTCTTACCTGAGTTCTATATGGTTTTACTTCTTGGATATAATCATTGTAAAAACTTTGATTATCTCTTATATAACTCGGGAACTGTTCTAATGTTCTTAAATTATGGAAAACATCAATAAAACTTGTCTTAAAAATCCAGTCTGGTGTTTTTTGCTCAGCAAAAATTAAATTTATAATTGTAAAAAATAGTTCATTAAATTCTGCGCTAAGGTATCCTGTCAAAATCTCGTAATAAACACTATCATATATGTTTTGAAATTCAATAACAGGTTGTGGATCAAGCCCAATGGAATCAAAAACAGCGGTGTCATACCCAATTCCGCTTAGAACATCATAAATTCCGCTGCTTAGTTCTAGTGTGCCCTCTTCTGCTCCAATTAAATTTAATGAATAATCATCAAGAACTTCATATAGCAACCATTTATTTTGACCATTGTCTAAAACTTTTATATAGTCTCCAACAAGTAATTCAATGGCCTGGATGTCTGAATATATACCAACTGTATAATTTATATCTTTACCGTTTTGGTAACTAGCATCATACCATACTTTTGGAGTCCAAAACAGGTTTGTTTTAAAACTTTGTAAACGGAAAAGTTCAAAAGAATCACTTAGTGAATTGTAGTTATATATTGTCCATTTACCTTGATAGTTGGAATCTGATGGTATTAAAATTTTGTATCCGTTTGCAAAAGCGTCAGTATCAAGATAATTTAAATCTTCAGCATTATCTGTTTGTGCATCAAATCCTACTGTTGGCAATGGTTCGCTTAAGTATAATTTTGACGGTGTAGTTACAAGTAAAATCGGATATTTGCGTAAAATATTATTAACTACTGTTACATATTCTTCAAGTATTGGCAATCTGTCATTGAGCATTGATTGTCTAGGATTATTTAAAATACCTAGCCTATCTTGCACGTTAAGATTAGGATCTGGAACTACTTTTCCGTATGTGTCAACACCAATCAGACTGTCTTTTAGTTTTGAAATCGCACGCAATGGTACATTACTAACCGTAGACTTCTGTTGTACCAATTGCCATTCATTGTGAATTAAATTAACATTTCTAGTTGTAGGATTATCAATATGAATAGCTACATCTGTACCTGTCAACTTATTGGCTACATTATAAATTGCAATCGCATTATTTGATAATAATCCTAAATAAGGAATTCCTTGATCTTTAGGACTAACTATGTAATTTTGTAGTGCTTTAGTAGACAATGTGCGTCTTGATATATTAACATCAACGCTGGTCTTGTTTGCGACCCAATAATAATATTTTTGAGATATTATACCTGTTGTTGGATCTACAACTGTTACAGAAGTATATGCCGAATTGTCTACATATTTTGGTATTCCGTCGCCCACTGAGTCAACATATTGACTAGGAAGAAAATCACTTTCAACCCATTCATATATAGTAACTTGACTGTTTGGAAATAGCGCACCCCAGTTTTTTACTCTATATTGTAAAATATCTTGTTCATAATCTATAAATCGAATAGTTGACAAGTCCCACCAGGTTTTTCCTACTTGTCTATTAGACCAATAAAAATTATTGTTATTGATAGTATCATTTCTATTAGATAGATTGTAACTAGCTGGATCATATTCTTCTTTATAATCTAGTTCTTGATCAACTATACCTAGAAGTTTTCCTTTGACAGGATCCAAATAATCAAAAAATTCTAATATATTTTGAGATACCGTATTGTAAATAAAAGCAGATTTAACTGCGCCAATATCAACTCTTGGTGTTTTATATCTGATTAAATTCCAACCTGATTCTAAATTTTCATTTAAGTAGTAATACAAGCTTCCGCCATCGGTAACTATTCCGTAATCATTGGCTACCCCTACCATTAAATAATTTGCTTTTATGTCTACCGAAGCTCCAAAATTAAATCCGGTTGCTAAATCTGGCCCAATTAATTTTTGAGTGTAAGCGTACAAATTAGGATTATTAACGTCTTGGTATGGATTCTGCATTAAATTAAAAATATATACAGCTCCGCTATCTCTAATTAAATCAACAAACTTTGTACCCCCACTATCAAAAGTTGTAGGCGAAGACATTGTATCG